GAGCTTGCACGCGTTCGTTCGGTGGCATTGATACACAAAACATTCTACCAACAGTTAATGACTGACCCCGAATCGACATTGATTTGGCAAACGGGCATCACTGCGGGAATGATAATCGTGTTGCCACAAACACATGGCGAGTATAACGGTGGAAGTCCTATCGTTGGGCGTGGCTTTGGTTGGTCAGATGAAACATTGATTGCCTATAATTTTGAAGTAAATTATAAAGACCCCGATTACGTTTCTAACTTACCGCATTACAATTCAATTACGGGAAGCCGAAACTTTTACTTAGCGTTTTGCTCGGAAACATTGATGAGAATATCACAAAGACCAGGCACATTAATAGCAAGTAATCCCGTTGCAAATTCATTAAAGGATGAGGTAAACTTTGTATTAAATTACAAGTGGATACACGATAAGATGCCATTGGAGTTTAGCATTCCAGATGGTGTATTTGTTTGCGCTCCATCAGTTGTTTATGGTGCAAGTTTTGACAATAGTTTTGATGAATCATTTGATATACCTTAGACATGGCACAAAAGAATAGGGCAAACATGCTCACAGATATTGTAAATAATATCTACAACAATTTAATAAACTTTATAACGGGGCAAAACGCGCAAGATAGGTTTGTAAACTTACTCGATAGCAGCCCAAATATATTAAGTGATGCAAGTCAAGCAAATGGCTACGTGTCAACCGATGCAAACAATGAAATGTTTTCAAGTTATTACGATGAGGAGATTTCAAGAGCTGATTTAATTAGTGACTTGACTGCAAATTTAGCAGTAGGTGGAAAGTTTTACAGAATAAATGATGCGGTTGGATCAACTATAACATTGTTGGTTATTGCCGAAAGCAATATAAATTTATATTCAATAGGCACAGATATTACAACGGGTGAGCAAGGAACATATGATATAACAACTGATGTATTTACACCCATAGTAGTTAGTGGCACACCCGACCTACAACAAGTAACAACTGCGGGTGCTACAACATCAGTAGGTGTAACTGTTGACAATGGTGCAGGAGAAAGCATAGATATTAAGCACGATTTAATAAACATTACTAATGCTTTAGGGACTGCAACAATAACATCACCAACACTTACAACTGCAACAGAATTTAGAATTCCCGACAAGGTAACAGGCCCACAAACCTTTGCAATGTTGACTGATATTACTGGTGGTGGTGGTACAGTTACAAGTGTAGGTTTATCAATGCCATCAGCATTCAGCGTTGCAAGTAGTCCAGTTACAACAAGTGGAACAATAGCGGTAACTGGTGCAGGTTTATCAAGCCAATATGTGAGAGGTGATGGTTCATTAGCTAACTTCCCATCAAGCGGTGGTGGTGGCGCATCATTAAACTATTACTTAAATGGGTCAGTTGCTCAAGGCACTTTGGACGGAGTTGCATTTAAGCAGATGAGCAGTACTCCAGTAATTGGAACAGGAACTGATTTTAGTATTAATGCTGATGGATATATTCAGTCATTTATTACTGATGCATCTGTGCCTAATCAATTATTGATTCCTGCTGGTAATTGGAATTTTGAGATGTACTTTAGTGCAAATAGCAATGGTGGTTCACCAAGATTTTATATTGAACTTTACAAGTTAAGCGCAGGAACATTATCGTTAATTGCTTCAAGCTCTGCAACACCTGAGTATATCACTAATGGAACAAACATTGATTTATATACAACTGCGGTTGCAGTACCAAGCACAGTTCTACTTGCAGCGGATAGGCTTGCAATAAGAGTGTATGTAATTCACAGCAGCAAGATTATAACATTGCACACAGAAAATAGTCATCTTTGCCAAGTAATTACAACATTCACAACTGGTTTAACTGCGTTAAATGGTCTTACCGAGCAAGTTCAAACATTTGCAGTTGGAACTACTGGAACTGATTTTGCAATCTCTTCAGCATCTGGAATTCATAACTTCAATTTACCTACTGCTTCAGCAACGAATAGAGGCGCATTGTCATCTGCTGATTGGAGTGCGTTTAATGCTAAAGTAACATCATTCGCATCGGGGGCAGATGGTACAGCATCATCGGGAACATCAAACACTATAAGCATTTCAGTTTTAATACCTGCTAACACATTTGTAGTTGATGATGTTATTAGAATCAATCATAGAGTAAGAGCAACTGGTACAGCAGCAATTAGAGAAACAAGGGTTTATGCAAATACTTCTGCAAGTTTAACTGGCGCAACATTAATATCAACCGCAAGTTTAACATCCACAATTTTATCAGCTAATTTACAAAGATTTTTAGCTATTAAAAATGTAACTACAAACACAGAGGTAATAACGGCAACTGCAAGTCAGTTAACCGACTATAACAATCTCACAACAGCAGTATCAACACTTTTAATTAATTGGACTGTTGACCAATATATTATCTTTGCAGTAAATGCGGGTAATGCAGCAGATAGCATCAGAGCATCAATGTATTCAATAGAAAAATTATGATAATATACGGACAAAATGTAACGAGCAATTACTTTGCTCAAATAGGTGATAACGGTTGCCACATCGAACTTGACTTTGATATTAGATTTGTTTATTTAGCTGATACTGGCTATGCAACAATGGAAGAGTTACAAACCGCCATTGAGGCACTAATATTTCCAAGTAAAAAATGATTCATTCACAACACCCCGACAATAGCATATTAGTCATCATTACAAGCGTTATAATTCAAGCAGGGGTATGGACATCGGACTGGTTTGGCAATATGAATTTAGTCGGCATCTACGATACGATTTATGACTTCGCAAAGTTAGGTGCATTAGTTGTTTCAATGTGGGCATCGTATCGTGTTGCCAAGAAAAACAAGAATGAGTAACCAAGAAATAGTAGCACTAAAGCCTTTGATATTAGTTTTATTCGTTTTGTTTTTTTACCTTGTTGCAATGCTTTACCAGTACAGAGCAATAGTTAAGAATGTAGGTAGGTTTTTTAAAGGCGGTGTAATAGCTTTGTTAGTTATGCTGGGTATCATAGATGACAAATAACAAAGCCCTCACATTTCTGCAAGGGCTATGACCTAACTAACATTGAACGAGGCAAAGATAGGAATTTATTTCAATCCGACAACTAACCACAGAATAAACATTGCACCACCAACACACCACGCTGCTACTTTACCTTTGCGTTGTTGTTTGGTTTCTTGTTTACTGATAACTAACAACGTGCTATCGGTTACATTCTCCGCCTTGTAATTAACTATTAAACTATCCTTAATAGTACTTCCATCAGCGCAAAGTTGAAATGCATTAAATAACGCTGCATAGCTACTATCCTTAACATTGATAATCTCATCGCATAGAACAAACACAGTATCGCATTCTTTTGGAAGAGTTTGGCGCAACTTCTTAAGCAAAGCTATGTTAGTGTTGCTTAATGATAATTCACGTTGTCTAATGCTATCTTTTGCGTTATTGGCAACTTGCAGTCTTCGGGTAGCTGCTTCCAGTTGGTTGAGCAATATTGCTTGTTCTATACCGAATTGTTTTTTCATCATTTCGGCTTCTGCTTTGTAATCAAATGGGATTACTTTCGGTTTCTCCTTTGCGCAATGGTTAAGCCCGATAATTAAGAATAAGCATAGGACTGCGAATGTGATTAGTTGGTGTTGTGGTTTCATATTGTTATTGTTTAATTCCTCATTCATAGCCTTGTAATCTCTTTCGTCCATATTGTTATTTTTAGCACCCATCCCCATCAATAACCGCAGTTCTAATAGGTTTTTCGGTTGTGAATTTGGTTAAGAATTTAGTATTAATTAATAAAAACGTAGCTGCCAAACCGCCCCAAAACGCTTGCTTTAAACTGATTAATCCTTGCGTTTCTGCGAGTGCTAAACTTGTCTGAATAAATGGCAGCAAAACATAGATTAAGTAATCTGCAATCTTCTTTAGCTGGCGGTTGTCTGGACTTCTGTACTTCTGTTTTAGATTCATAGTTGTTTTATTTATTCGTTAGCTTCAACAATGTCAATATTTATAAATGATTCTTTATCCAAGTAACGCCCATTATTGTATTGATGTAAAAAAATAATTTGTTCTTCTTTTGTCATCTTTTTGCTAACTGTAAAAAATCCAGAGCCTAAAGTAGAATTGTTTTGTTTACTGGTTATTTTAAATCTATAACCAAAATTAGATTTTAATTCTTCTTGCATCATATCAATTAATTATTTCCCACTCAAATTTACCCTTTAAATTCCATTCAAGCAAGGGCATAATCAAATCGTTTTTATCTTTTCTCCTAAAATAAACGTGGTCTATCTTGCGACCTCCGATTACAATGAAATCTATTTTGACAAAAGTAATTATTTCTTTGCCATTAGTGTAGCGTGTTCCTCTTGTCATACTATTGTCATTTTCCAGTTTGTTAATTCGTAGTGAGGTAAATCCTTGAACGATTTAAAGTTACCACCCCAAGTTAGCTTATTAGATGCCGATTGCAATAACTCCCAAAACTCTTTGAAATGCTTTGCGGAATAGTCAAGTTCACGTTTACCAACCTTTACAAAAGCTATATCGAAAGCACGAGATGGATAATAATTATGCGGTGACTGGCCCGCTCTGGCTTGGGTTATCTTTGGTCTTTTAGCATAATACACTTCCTGCATTGCATTGTTTCTGTAAGTGCAAACAATAATAACGTGAACATCGTTGTGTATAGCGTTGAATTGCGCTTCTGCTTTCTTGTAAGCGTTGGCAAGTGTTGGGTGCAAGTCCTCTAATAGCCTGCTCTCAAAGGGCTTGGTTTCATCTTTTGGTTTCATAAATTGTTTATTTCGGTTTTAACTTGTTGCCAATAATCCATTGTTGAATATACATCTGTATTTAATGGGTTTGAATGCGGATTTGCGTTAATTATTTCTTGAACTGCTATCAATGCACATTGTACACATTTAACCCAATCTTCATCAGTTGTAAATTTATCAAACAAATACTTTTCATATTTTTCAACTAATTCTTGTGCTTTTTCTTTTGCTTCCATTTTAATAAATTTTTAAATTAATTATTTCAATATCAATAGGCACTTTTATGCCCTCTGTGCCATCTTTCTCTGCGTATGGATAAAGTTGGTAACCAATCGGAAACGAACACTTCGGAGCTACTCTAAATGCATAACCATCGTTAGCTTTGCATTCAATGTAGTAACCCCAGTGCAATCTAACTTTAACAAGTTCACCGATTGCGTATCTACCTAATCTTTGAATGATTCTTTGCCCTTTAATATAGGCATAAAAGTATAAAACGCAATAGTTCTCTTCTTTGCGAATGCCCAAACGTATGCTATTCCAGTGATGCCAACCTCTGCTGAAGCCTATGACCTTTTGCACACCTTCGGATTTCGCGAAATGAGAAATAATAAATTCGCACGATAGATTTGTTGGTTTGTATAGCAGTTTCATTTTTTCAACCATTGTTGCATAAAGCCAGCGCCACAAACCGCACTAACAAGTGAAGCGCAAAACGAAAGTGTAAATGTAACAAATTCGGAATTGCCAAAGAAAACTCCAGTCATTGCGAATTTAACTGCCCAAAATGACATAAAAAGGGCTGATACTGCCCAAAGGATAAGTGATGCTTTTGTTTTCATAGTTTAAAAGTTTTCGGGATCTAATTCTTCGTTAAGTAATTGTTCTAATTTAGGGCTTAAATGTACTGATGTTTTTCCATTTGTGATGTCGGTTAGCACCCATCCACCTCTAATGTTGTTTTCTCTATCGGTTTCTTCGTACTCCCAATGTAATGTTAGTGTTGTTTCCATAATGTTAGTTTTAAATTTTGGCAAATATAAAATAAAAATAATTAGCAAACAATTTTATTTTTAAAAATATTGTTGTAGGTTTGCGGTCTAAATAATTAATACTAACTAAAAACAAAACACAATGAAGCAAGAAAAACTATTTAATGACAAAATTGAATTTATAAATGTCGAATCAGTAATAGGTTCGGGATATGAAAACCAAGTGGCAAAGTTAGCCATTGAGGATAAAGTAGCTTATAGGGCAGCACGTAAAAACATGCAAATACATTCTGCAATTATATTACACATAAATAATGAGTTCGCGGGTTTCTTTACCTATCAAATCAATCATGATGCAAAAGAGTTTTGTTTGCTTCAATCTGCAATGGACTTAAATAAAAAAGACAAAGAAATTTATAAAGACATGGTAAATGAAATTATAAAACAAAATACTTTTGGCTATCCAATGGTAATGACCGTTTCGCAAAAACATGATTTAGAAAACCCTAAAGTGTTTGCCGCAATTGGATTTAAAGAGTATTTAAATTTAAGCGGTTATTCATACATGGTTTATGGAACACTTGACCAAGTAAGAATGAAAAGACTTGCACACGCAACAATGACAAACGTTTGGAATTCAACAAAAGGCGATTGGTTAAAAATGAAAAAAGAGTGGAACGTAAAAATTGAGGCAGCAGGTGCAAAACATAATATTGTAAATCCAAAATTTGCATCAAGAGAGGGCGCATGGATGGGAGATAATGGAATGTCAAATGTTGTTTTAGCAACACAAGAGGTTGCAGAAGATGGAACAATAGTAAACAAAAAAGGGAAATCATTTAATGGCAATGTTTCTGTTTTAGACCCCGTAGCATGTGAGGTTATTTTACGTTTCTTTATGCCTAAAGATGGTGTACGTGTTTATAATCCTTTTGGTGGGGGTGTTCAGTTTGGGTTTGTTACTGGCGATTGTGGATATGATTATTTATCAAGTGAAATAAGACAAAATCAAAGTGATGCAAATAATGCTATTTGTCAAGATTTTCCAAATGTAAAATGGATGCAATCTGACAGTTCAAAGTTTACACCAAAACAAAAATACGATTTAGTATTTACTTGCCCTCCTTATTACCAAGTTGAGAATTATTTAGATTATGATGGAAAACCGCCCGTAGGCGAATTAAATGCAATACCAACTTATGATGAATTTAGAGATACTTTATTCGCAGGATATAAAAATGCAATTGAAGTGCTAAATGATAATTGTTTTTTTGTTGTAATGACTGGCGATAGTAGAGATAAAAACGGGGCTTATTACGGTTGTGAGGCTGAGCATGAAATATTTTTTAAACAACAAGGTTTGCATATTTACAACAAGATTGTTTATTTAGAATGTGAATTTACACGTTTGGCACATGCTAAAAGAACATTGCATTATCGTAAGTTTCCAAAGCGCGAACAAAAGATTTTAATATTTTACAAAGGCGATATGACTAAAATCAAAGATAGACATGTTAATATTGGTCGTTTATAATGAGAGATTATTCAAATAAAATATCATTAACAAGAAACTCAAGAGGTATCTATTCGTTAGATACCTCTATTGGGTGTTCAAGTGGCATGAGCAATGAATTAAATGGGTGCTATGGCGATTGTTACGCTGCAAAATCTGCAAAGATTTATGGCTATAATTTCAACAAAACTATTTTACGTTTTTTTATTGATGAAAAACATAGGCAATCTATTTTTAATAGAATAAATAATGTTAAGTTAGATTTTATAAGAATTGGTTGCAGTGGTGACCCATCTGAAAATTGGGAACATACAATTTCAATTATAAAGCAAATTGATAAATGCAATAAGCAAATAGTAATAATTACAAAGCATTGGACTAATTTAACTCTTGAACAATTAAACTATTTTGCAACAATTAATATTTGCATTAATACATCGGTTTCTGCAATGGATAACTCAAAACTATTAAGTAATTCAATTGAACAATATAACGTGCTAAAAAAGTATTGCAAATCAATTTTACGTATTGTTTCATGTGACTTTAATTTAAATAATGAAGTAGGAATAAAATTAAATAAAATACAACATGATTTATTTAAAAATGATTCAACACTTGACACTGTTTTTAGGCCATCAAAGGATAATTACTTTGTTGTAAATGATATTATAAATACATCGTTTGGTAAATTTATGAGCAATGAAAAAACTTTAATTAGTAAGATGAAAAAAAGTACATACACTGGCAGTTGTAATACATGCCATGAAATGTGTGGATTAAACATAAAGCCTAAAAATATTGAGTACCCAAATAAAAAAGGAATTATTAAACAACTAAAACTATTTAAATCAATAACATGAAAGCACTAATCCAAAAACTACTATTCGGTTACCGAAACAACCCCGATGCGTACATTCCTAAAGGTGGCGCGAAATTAACGTACAAAGGTGGCAATGCAGAGGCCATACATTCTGCACTTGTATTAATGCAATATAACATACGCAATGCCGAAAAAATCAATTAAAACACGCAACCGTAAGACAAGCCGCTATATTAGTGATGCTTACGTTAACATCATAAGACCTGATGTAATCGACCCACAACACTGGGATATGTGGCTAAAACACAATTCAGGACTAACTCAAGAAGAAATCGCTATGCTATTTCACGTTAAGAAGTTTGAGGTGGTGCAGATACTTGCAACGGTTGTGGAGCTGCTAAAGTACAAACCGAAAATAATCGAAAAGGAATGGACACAAGAGTTTCGTGTTTGGATTGATGGGCAATTATTTCGCGATAAAATAAGGGCCAAACTACATGCCGCTTATAAGGTGGCTAAGAAAACGAATACAAATCAGTTATTAATAATGTCAGAAGTATGAACATAACCGCAGAGCAACCAAGAATCAAACCAAGCAACACCCAACTAAAACAAGAATACAAACAGATGTTGGCACTTGTCGAACACAATGGATCAAGGCCAGCGAAATGCAACCCGATTACGGAAGCGGCTAAACAATTTGGCTATACTCGGCCAGGTATTGCCAGACTTATGAATGGTAAAGTTGACCGTTGGAAGCCACAACATTTTATGATTTATGATTTTCTTAAAGAATATTTAACATAAATTAACAATTTAGTTGAAAATATTATTTTGAGGTAATGAATTTAATTGTACATTTGTCCTATCAAAATAATAACAACAACTAAAAACAAAACAACATGAACACAATAGCAAATTTAAAAAACGCAATTACTACACAATCTGAATTAGAATTGATTTCTAAAGAAATTTGGTTTATGAATTTTACAAAATTAATAAAGTTAGGATTTACAGTTGAGTTTGCAACAAAAAAAGCAACTGATATATCTCAAATGCAAATTAATTTATTACAATCTATTTAAATAAAACAAACAAGGGGGCTAAACACCCCCATTTACTAACCCAATAAAAACAAATTAACATGAACTCAATCAACGTAATTACAAAAGTATCAACCACAACAACGTGGCAAATCGAAAATTCTAAAGAGCGCATCGAATACGAAAGCGACAATGAAACGTTTTACGTATGGAATAAAGACAACGAAATAACTGCTTCCATCGAACTTAAAGATGCATTCTGGACTATGCAAATATGTGACCTTGCAGTTAGTAACGACAAGCACGAAATTAACTTGCAATTTAACGATTACATTCCGCACACCTCATTCTTATCTATGGTATTAACAGATTTCTTACACAAAAACAAATAAATAAACAATTATGACAATCAAAGGCACAATCAAGCGCATAGGCGCAACAGTATCAGTAAGTGATGGAAAATTCTCAAAAAGGGAATTAGTACTCACAACAAATGACCAGTACCCTCAAATAGTATCTATCGAATTGCAACAGAAAGCCTGCTCACTTGCAGATTCGCTTTCAGTAGGGCAAGACATTGAGGCGCACATCAATATTCGTGGTAGAGAGTGGACATCGCCACAAGGTGAGGTTAAGGTGTTTAACACGATAGCTTGCTGGAAAGTGGATGCGAATCCGTTCACGCAGACTGAAGATCCGCAAGTGGAGTATTCAAAGCCAGTTGAAGATGATGGATTGCCATTTTAATTTTAACCCTAATACATAACTAACAATGAACACACAAAAAACACATTTCAAAAAATTACGAAACCCCAACTACATCGGTGGGTGGGATTTAACCGATGCCGACAAGACAGTTACAATAACCAAAGTTGACAAAGAAAAGGTACACGATGGCAAAGGTGGCGAATCCGAATGCTGCATTGTGCATTTTGCCGAATGCAAACCGATGGTGGCTAACGCTACCAACTTAAAGCGCATATCGAAGCTATTAGGCAGCCCATTTATTGAGGATTGGACTAACAAACAAATAGTATTAACAACCGAAAAGGTTAGAGCATTTGGTGAAATGCACGATGCGGTTAGGGTATCAACCAAGCCAGTTACCAAACCGACATTAAGCGGTGAAGCAATCGAAAAAGCCAAAGCAGCCATCGCTGCGGGATCAGTTACGATTGATGCAATAAAGAAAAAATATAATGTTACTAACGAGGTGGAGGCTCAACTGACAAATGGATAAGATATTTAGAATACACTGCTCACAAATCGGAAAGATAATGAGCAACGCAAAAACTAAAGGCGAATTGTCAGCAACGTGCAAAACATTCTTAATGGAATGGTATGCGAATGATCGAGAGCAAATACATTCCAAGTACATTATGAAAGGTAACCTTGTTGAAATTGACCTAATTGACTTTATGGCCGAGCAAATCGGTTTGGGTATGGCCGAAAAAAACGAAGTAACCGTTCACAACGAATGGATGGTTGGAACGTGCGATGTAATCACTAATCACTTAATCGTTGATGTTAAGGCGGCTTGGTCACGTAAAACATTGCAGCAACAAGCTATTGAGGGAATGAATAGCGATTACGAATGGCAAGGTCGCGGTTACATGGCACTTTATGAGCGACCTACGTTTATCGTGTTTCATGGCCTTATGAACACACCTGAAGAGGCTAACTACGATGGCGAGGTTGTTTATGATGACCTACCAGATAACGAGCGTTGGGTGGCTTATCAGGTGCAACGCGATGTAACTATTGAGCAATTAATAATTCAACGTGTGATTCAATGTAGAGAATGGCTTGAGGAATATGATAAAAAAATGATTGCTACTTTGGGAAAGATTCATTAAGTTTGCATTGTTGTTTCGATTCCACATTATAGAAACATAACAGTATTGGCCCGTTTAACCGAGTATAGAAGTGGAATCCTATGCAAAGTTTAGCGGGCTTTTTTAATTCTTATAATTATGAAAATATTTTTTATAAAATCCCCAAGCGGAATAGTTTACACACTAAACGCTGAATCAAAGTTTCACGCAATTCAAAAGGCAATAGTTAAAGATGACTTTAAGTATAATTCAAATCAATACAAATGAATCATATTTTCAACTATTACGAAGCCGATATTAAACGTAGCACTCCACTTGGTAGTGTTACGCTTGAATATCTAATTAATGCGATTAGAACACCTAAAAAAGACATCCGCAATGTATTTGAGGACATACGAATAGCGGAAGAAAAAAAAGACATGGCCAAAAAGCAAGCTTTAAAGTCAAAACTATACTCATTTACTCCATGTGTTTATGTTGATGGCCCGCGTAAGTATTCCAACATCCAACATTGGACTGGCTTGCTTGTTTTGGATTTCGACCATTTAGCAAGCGATGTTGCGGTTGAATTTAAAGAGTATTTATTTAACGAATACAAATACATCATAACCGCTTGGCTATCCGCTTCGAGGCATGGTGTTAGGGCACTGGTTAAGATACCTATTTGCACTTCAGTTGATGAATTTAAACAATACTATGCAGGAATTGAGCGACACCTTAACTGTTACAATGGGTTTGATACAGCACCAAAAAACTGCATACTACCGATGTTTATAAGTTACGATGCCGATATTTTACACAGAAACGATGCTCAAACGTGGTCAACAAAGCATATTGAAATAGTGAGGCCTGCGACTAAACAATACATAATCGATGACAAAACTTCAACAATTGAACGTATTATTGCAAAAAAAATAAACGTAATTGTTGACAATGGTCATCCACAATTGAGGGCCGCAGCTTACTTAATGGGTGGTTATGTTGGTGCTGGTTATATTGACCAACAACATGCTATTTGTGTAATGCAGCAAATGATTGATGGCAACTGTTATCTATCGCAAAAGGCATCAATATACAAACAAACTGCAAAAGAAATGATTAACAAAGGAACTACACAACCAACTTATCTGAACAAAGCATGAGCGACAAATTTAAAAAACCTGAATCAAACCCGTTACTTAACGCGGTGGATTACTTCAACTTCTTTGGCTCATTCGTGTCAATATTTGAGGGCATAAAACAATGCAATGTAAAATCCGAAACCGAAGTATGTTTACTTAATCCCGATAGTTTAGATCCACAAGAACTTAATAAACCGACTTTCATTCTCAATAAGTTAAACACTATTGATGTGATGAAAAAAAATAGTTACCGACTTGGTGTTGGGGCCAAAGTTTCTAAATTTATGGTTTTAGCCGCAGTTAAATTCCAAGGCGATTCATTTGCTGCAATGTCTTATGTTAATTTTGAAATAATGAAATCCGATATACCTTATATTAGGGTGGGAACTGATTACTTTAAAGTTATAGCTAAAAAAGACAGATACAAATCTGAAAACACTTTGTTAAAACCTTGGAAAAAAGATGAAATAAAGCAAGACCATGGCAAACAATTACTCGGAATGATTTATAAGTTTGATGACTTTACTATTTACCCCGACAATGTTGAATATACTCCAGTGCTTAACAACTGTTATAATCTTTACGCTAAATTTTCGCATAAATTCGTTATTGATGAGGTCAACACAAATGATATACCTGTTACCTTGGGATTGATTAATCACATATTTGGTGAGCAATGGGAGCTTGGTTTGAAGTATATGAAAATACTTTACGAATATCCGCGCCAAATATTGCCAGTATTAGCACTTGTTTCTACCGAACGCGAAACGGGTAAAACAACTTTCTTAAATTGGATTCAAATGTTGTTTGGAGAAAATACTACCTTAATCAATCCAAGTGACCTTACAAGTAACTTTAATGATGCTTACGCGACAAAAAACATTATTATGATTGATGAAACAACCATCGATAAACAACACGCAATCGAAAAGTTAAAATCAATAGCAACTGCCAAAACAATGTCGGTATCTCAAAAGTTTGTTAGTCATTATAGTGTGCCATTTTTTGGCAAAGTTATTTTTTGCACCAACAAAGAATCTGACTTTATGCGAATTGATGAAGAGGAAATCCGCTTTTGGGTGCGCAAAATTAAACTTATTAAAGGCGCAAAGAACACCAATATTGAAACCGATTTGTTTAATGAGATACCAAAGTTTCTTAAATATCTTATACAACTTCCTGCAATAGACTTTAGCAAGTCGCGTATGGTTTTTACCAAAGATGAAATACAAACCGAATCTTTACACGCTGTAATGGAGGAAAGCAAATCAACATTGAGAAAAGAAATAGAAATGAATTTTGAGGATTTCTTTATGAATAATGATGGCATAGAATTTATTGAAGTAACTGCGAGGGATGTTAAGGAAAAATGGTTTAATACTAATAATCAAATTACAATGTCTTATATTCGTAAAGTTATAAATGATGAAATGAAAATCTTATGTTTAAAAAATAAAAAGTATAAAGGATTTCCAAATGAGAACTATCCACAAGTGAGCAAAACTGGACTTCCTTTTCTATTTAAAAATCCGTATCATATTAAAAATAAAGTAGTTAATAAACAAAACGATTCAGTTGATGACCCTAATGAAGAGATGCCAAGGTTTGCGTAGTAATATTACTAAAATTACTAATTACTATTTAATATGCTGAAAATCAACAAAGTAATAAATATCGGTAATAATCCAAAAGCTATGGCAAAAACATATCAAAAACAAAAAACGTATAAATGTTGTATTTCTCTATTACTTTATTACTTTTTAATAATAATAATAATATAGAGCAATGGTAGTAAGGCATACGCTTGGTAATTTTTTGGTAATTTTTAAGTAATTAATAAGTAATAGTAATCAATATGACAATTTACACAATCCCAGAATTCGAACTGTATTACCACAACCAATACAAACGGTCAAACATGAATCAAGCATTTTGGCAAACCTTACCGATTGAGCGATTTAACCTAAACAAAAAGAAAGTGGTTAAGAAGCGAAAGGCGGAGCTCACAACAAACCATTTAGACTTGCCAGTAAACAATATCCTCCAACCGAAAGAAACCAAAGACGCATTCAACACTAATAAGTTTACCGATTTGATTATTGCCTACCTTAAAGCAGTACATAGCTGCAATAGTGCAAGGCGAATAAGTAGCGAGGGGAGATATCGAAAAGGCATAGGTTACATTGCAGGATTAAACAAAGGAATGGAGGATATTCAATGTATTCTTAAAGGGAAACTATTTGCCATTGAAGTCAAAAGTCCAAGTGACCGAATAGGAGAAGCACAACTAAAACGTAAATCAGCAATCGAAAGTGATGGCGGTAATTACATTGTAGCTACATCGTTCGAGCAATTGCAAACTGAAATACTAAACTTATTAAAATAATTCTTATCTTTGTGCTATGAAAGCCGATGACAAAACGACCAAAAAACGACCTCAAAAACTGTTTAAAGGCGATGAGGGTGTTAAGTTTAGCAAAGACAATCAACCACCGCCTGAAAACAAAAGCAAAGGTTGGGAGGTTAAGCGTGCCGAAAGGTTACTAACTCAAAAGATTATTGAAAAGTTAACTGGTGCGAACAACCTTGAGGAGTATGTCGATAGTTTATTTAATAACGCAAAGATGGGCAATGCTAAGGCCATTGATACATTGAATAACGGAATAGAGGAGCAAATAACTAAAACCGAAACTACAATCACCGACACGCGACCACCATCAACGGTCACGATGCCTGATGGCACTAAGATTGAAATTTAATGAATGTTGATTTACAAGCCAACCCAAAGCAGTATGACTTTTACATACAAGCAATGGCAGCGGCACAAGGCGCGACAGAGAAGCGCAATCTACTTTATGGTGGCGCAATTCGTGGTGGCAAGTCTTTTATCTGCGCCACGATCTGTTTGCGTTTAGCATCGATGTACCCAAATAGTAAGTGGCATGTAATTAGGTCAGACTTCCCAAAGTTAGTTAAGACAATCATACCAACATTCGAAAAGATTATCGATGGCTCACCACACTTTAGATGGTCACGCGATAAGTCAAACTATTTCTTAGAAAACACCAAAACCAAGTCAAAGATATTTTTTATGGCTGAGAACATAAGCCATGACCCCGAACTTAACGCGTTTCTTGGACTTGAAACAAACGGAATATACTTTGAGCAGATTGAGGAGTTAAGCAAGAAACTTTGGAATATCGGCAGCTCACGCGTTGGCTCATGGTATATTGATAAGATGCCAACCCCTTTGATATTAGCAACCTTTAATCCAACACAAACGTGGATTAAAGATGAGATACACATTCCTTACTTAAAAGGAGAATTAGGGCCAGAGTTTTACTATCAGTTAGCCTTGCCAGATGACAATGCTTTCGTAACTGAGGAGCAACGTAAAGTGTGGTCACGTATGGATGAGCGTTATCGTAGGCAGTTTATCGGTGGCGATTGGACTAACTTTGACATGGATGGCAACCGTTGGGCCTATGCTTACGATTCGACTAAACACCTTAAGCCCGTTGAGTTAAACAAACAACTGCCCATTATACTTAGCTTTGACTTTAACCGTAATCCAATATGTTGCTCAGTGCTTCAAGTTATGCCGCCATCAACTATACGCGTTAAGGAAACCATTAAGTTAGCCAACAGCGACATTTATCAACTATGCGATGTTATTAAAAGCAAGTATGGCAATGCACTTTACCAAGTAACTGGCGATGCTTCAGGCAAGTCATCGAGTGCATTGGTGCAGGATAACCTCAACTATTACGTTGTTATTCGACAGAAGTTTAACCTATCCAACAATCAAATGTTGGTGCCAAGCGTTAACCCATCGTTAGAAGACAACCGAATGCTTGTAAACTCACTTCTTGCGCGTGGCAATGTCGAACTTGACCCTCAGTTTACTAAAGGTTTGCAATTCGATTTAGAAAACGTGGCGGTGTTGCCCGATGG